TCAGCCCGAATGATTACGCTGACATACCGGGATGATGTGCAGTGGGAATCCGAACATATCAGTCGTTTTCTCGAAACAATGCAGAAATGGGCAAATCGCAAGATCGGTCAGCCTATGCCTTATGTCTGGGTGATGGAACTCACCAAGAAGGGCCGGCCCCATTTTCATATTCTTGTTTGGTGTCCGTCGCGTCTGCAAATCCCGAAACCGGACAAACAAGGCTGGTGGAAACACGGTAGCAGGAAGGCGGGTTCGCGTGTCGAAGTGGTGAAAAATGCCGTGGGCTATATCGCCAAATATGCCAGCAAGTGCGCTAACGGTTTCGGCAACTTTCCTAAGGGCGCGCGGACGTTTGGCCGGGGCGGGATGACGGATGCAGAGTGCCGGGTGGTGAATTGGTGGAACCTGCCCAAGTTCCTGCGGACAGGCTCGGAGGGGTCGGTTGCTTTCACTCGGGCGATGGGTGGCGGCTGGCGTAACCGGGATACCGGCGAAATCTCGTTTTCTGATTATTCCTGCGAGTGGCTAGAGGGAACGATCGTTCGCATCGAGATAGACAAACGCACGCGGGAACAAAAAGAATTCGCTCGGTCCTTTGCGTTGAACAAGGCGATTTTCGCTAAGGGCGTGCGTCGCGTGCTTGGCAAGGTGCGCCGAATAACCGACGAACTTTGGCAAGCAATGCGCGAGGCTTATGAGGATCGCAAATGGCGGCAAAACCTCAACATTTCTGAATATCTCGCCGAGGCACAACAAATAGATCTGTACCGATACTGGTCCGTGTTTGAAGCGGCGGAACGGGGATGCCTCTCGAGCGCAGCCATTCGAGGCATATAACTTCCATCAGGTCAGTGAGTGAAACGCCCAGCCGAGCGGATTCGGCTTTTAACAGGGCGTGCAATGCTGGCGGGATTTTGGTGGTCTTCCAAAAGTTCGTTGTCATCGTGAAATTTTCCCTTGTGTAAGAGTGTAAAAGTAGTTTAGGATTCGGTCCGTTAAACGAACTTATTTTTTTTTACACTCTCGCACAAGAGGACCAAAAATGAAATCCTTGATAATTGGTATCAATCTCACTGGTGGCGTCGGCAAAGAATCACAAAAGCCGTTCGCCTTCGCGCCCAAAGCCTACATCACGGCTCCCCTTGAGCTGATCGAGGGTGAAAAATACTGGCGCAAGGGTGCCGGGCATGAGCCGATGGAAGTGGAATGCACCGAAGAAGCCTACAACACCTTGCTACGCAACAAGGCACGGATGCCAGGCATGTTCGAGATCGAACAGACGTTCCGCAATCAGCGGGTCGGCGGTCAGAACGTCACGATTATGGTGATTCAGTCAGTCAAAGAAGAAGTCAAGGCTGCGGCCTAGTCGGAGGGGGGCCGAGTGCCTTCCCCCGAGTGCTGGCATTGGGTTGTCCAGTTCTCGGGGGAGTGCTCTTAGAAGTCACTCCAAAACCTACTTTTCTTTTTCTCTGGAGTTTTCCATGAACAAAATCATTTCCTTCGGCGCTCTGGCGCTTCCGTTGTCTGCTTTCGCTGCCGTTCCTGCTGACGTCACCACCGCTCTTACCGATATGAAGGCCGACGCGCTTGTTGTCGCCGGTGTCGTGCTGGTCGCCTTGATCGCTGTTGCTGCTGTCAAGTTCATCCGCAAGGGTCTGTAATTGGCCTAGATGTGCCGGGGTTTGCGGTCAAAAGCTGCAAGCCCCGTTTTTGTTTTCAGGGGTAGAAAATGGCAGCCGGGTTCCTTCATCAAGATGTTTGTCATTCGACTCTTGCCAACGCCACAGCGGCGAAATGGTCAGAGCAACCAGCCGGGGCAACTGCTGGCACAACGTCATATCTGATAAATCCTGAATGGTCCGGTACGGCATGGGTGCTGAAAAAATACACCATCAGTTCTACCGGGGTCATCACCCTCAATTCCACGACGAACGCGCCAGTCTTGGCCTTTCCTCCGTGTGACACCTTTACGAATTTTCAAGATGGCATGGCGCTCGGTTGGGGCGTTGCTGCCGCGATGATTGCGGCCTATGCCATTAAATTTTTAGCCGATAGGAGGGCCGCGGTGTGATTGGTCTTGATTTGTTTGCATGGGCTGGCTTTCTCGTCGTTGTCCTTCCGATCTGGATTATTACGCGATGAGCCGCTCCCTACGGTTAAGTCTGTTTCTTTGCATTGGGCTCTTGCTTGGGGCTTCTGCTTCGTTTGCCTTCGCTGGTTACGCGCAACTGAAAGCGCCTGCCAACGTTGGGGGAGCAGTCGGGGCGCGAACGACAGCAGGCGCGGTTTCAGCAAACAATGGTTCGTTTTCGCTTGGCTATACAACCAACGTTGGCGGGCGGGCCGTCACGATGCCAGCGTCGGCGAGTTTTGCGGCGAACGCTGCCCAAATAGCCGTTGGGGCGATTCGATTGACGCCTACTGGGCTGATTGGGGGGGCCGTGGCGGCGTGGTTGCTGACTGAGGGGCTTGAATGGATCGACGGCCAGTGGAAAAAAAGCAAGCCGGGCGAAACAGTCACCAAGTATGCGATTTCACCTTATTACGGGTATTACGCCGATACCGCCGGGGCGTGTAATTCGCTGGCTGTGCTGTATCCCTCCGGGGGGCATTTTCAGGTGTCGGGGATGAGTTGCCAGCACGATACCGCTACTTGGTGGCAGACGTACCATACCTTGCGCGGTAACACAGCCATTAATACTTATCAGCTCTGCTCAAACGGTCAAGTTGCCCCGGTCGGGGGTTGTGCGCCGGTAGTTGCGCCAGCGGTGGATCAAGATTTTGCCCCGTTGGCGGCTTCTCCGTTGCCCGATGGCGTGGCTAACGAACTTGCCCCCCAGGGCGTGCCATTGCCGATACAGGAACCCGTGTTTAATCCAGAGCCGGTCATTGTTCCGTTGTCTAACCCATACCCTGCGCCAGCCCCGAAAACCGGCACGGTGCGGGATGTTGCCAAGCTGACGCCAGCTCCGGGGGAGAAGGCAAAGGTGGAAGTTATCCAGCAGCCACTTGATGAGAATGGCCAGCCTGTCCCGGAAAAAAATCCCGATGGCACGGCAAACCCAGCCGGGGCGCCCGAAGAAAAACCAGATTTTTGCGTGGAACATCCCGACGCTTCCGCCTGTATGGAACTTGATGAAGTTGAGGATGGAGGACTTGAGGACAAAGAAGACCCATTCAGCCTGAACCCGGTCGGGGGGTTCGGGGCTGACTCGGCGGCATGTCCAGCACCGCAAACCCTTTTTACCCGAGGCGGTCAGGCGGTGGTTTGGGAATGGACGAAGTTTTGCCAGTTTTCACAAGGCATTCGGCCCTTGGTGATTGGGTTCGCGTGGTTGGCGGCTATAGCCATGGTGGTATCAGTCGGAAGGAGGGCATAAAATGGCATTCGGTGGATGGGGTGCGTTCTTAGCCGGGGTTGCTGGTCCGGTCGCAAAAAAGGTCCTAACCTCGCTCGGGATTGGGGTGGTGACCATGACCGGGGTCACGGCGGCGCTACAGTCGGGGCTGAACGCGGCAAAAGCGGCAATGGGTGGAATGACCGGCGTCGTGGCTGATCTGGTCGCCATTGCCGGGTTCTTTTCAGCGGTGGGGATCATCGCCGGGGGGCTGACAGCTGCTGCCTCGCTTATGGTGATGAAAAAGCTGGCCCTCGTATGATTACGCTCATCACGGGAATGCCGGGCTGCGGGAAGTCGCTTCTGATGGTGCATGAATTCCTGCGAGATGCGCAGGAAAAAGGCCGGGTGATTGTCGCCGATGGTATACCGGATCTGGTGATTGAACACGAACTCGCTCCAGAGGTCAGTCAATGGACAAAAACCGTTGAGGATTCAGCCAGTCAAGACGGCCATAAGCTGCTATTCACGTTCCCGGAAGGGGCGCTCGTTGTCATTGACGAATGCCAGCGGGTATTTAGGCCGCGCCGGGCCGGGTCAGCGGTGCCGCCCGAGGTTGCAGCCTTTGAAACGCACAGGCACCAAGGGCTGGATTTCGTTTTGGTCACGCAGCATCCCGGCCTACTGGATGCGAACGTGCGGCGGCTGGTCGGTCGGCATTTGCATGTTAGAGATTTGGGCATTCTCGGGCGCAAGGTTTACGAATGGCCAGAGGCGACAGAACCCGACAAATTCAGGTCGGCTCCGGTGCAAAGAGGCTGGCGCCTGCCCAAGTCGTCATTCAGTCTTTATAAATCGTCGTCACTCCACATCAAACCGAAGCGAGGCATTCCGAAAGGGTTTTTGGCCTTGGCGCTCGCCGTGCCGCTGATTGGTGCGATGTCGTTCTATGCGTGGTCATCGATCCAGAAAAAGATCGCGCCGCCTGCTGCGGTGGTGGCGCCAGTCGTTGCCGGGCCGGGTGGTGGGGGTCAGGGGTCGGCGGCGTCTCCGGTGGTCGATCCTGCGGCCCTTCTGATGGAATTCGCCCCGGTCGTTCCGGGTCGTCCAGAAACGGCTGCGGCCTATGATGGGTTGCGTGTCGTTAAGAACATGCCGGTGGTGGCCGGGTGTATCCAAACGGCTTCCCGGTGTGTCTGTCAGAATCAGCAAGGCACCGATGCGGGGCTGGACGGGATGCAGTGCAAGGCATGGCTGGAAAATCCGCCGTTCGATGCCTACCGGGAAACACTGGCGCAGCCAGGGGAAGCGAGTGACAAGGGCAAGGTGCCAGTTGTCAAGCCAGAGGAACCCGCCGAAATTCCGAGGGTCAGCGTGTAAATCGTTTGGGCCTTACCCGGTCTTTTCCAAGCGAAGGCAACGCAGAACACGGCCCGGCAGGGCCAATCCGGTCTGGTGCCTGAAAACCCCCCTTTCCTGCTGACGCCCTTGGGTTTTTGATCTACTGCCCGAATACGGACTCCCCCCCGAGAGGGGATTAGCTGCGCCCTTGCCATGCCAAGGGCGTTTTTATTTCAAACGAACAAACCCCCAATCCGAGAACGAAAAACCAGACCGGCAGCACACGCACGGCGCAGCCGTGCGGGGGTCTGCCGGTGGGTTTGCGGCCGCAGGGCGCGGGGCTTGTCCGTTTTAAAACATCTCTCCCGTCCTGCCGCATGGCTGATCTTCGGCCATGTCTCAGGATGGTGTTTTGCCCTTCTGCATTTCGTCTTTGCTTTTCTGCCGTGTCGAAGTGTAAAATCGCTTCAAATTCGCAGGACGAAAAAAAACCCGCTTGGCGGCGGGTTTCGTCCTACTAACAACGAGTGCAGGCAGCAAACCTGCGAACAACGAGTAGCAAAATGATACAACAGAATGCGCGCCGGTTTCAACCGGTCGTCGTCGATGGCTCCTTGGGCCGCGTCTACAAGCTCCGTAAAACCGTGATGAACTCCGCCCGACTGATCTCTGACCGGGTCCGCGTGCCGTCGAACAATCCGAACGGCTGGCGCTATTCAGCCCGAATGATTACGCTGACATACCGGGATGATGTGCAGTGGGAATCCGAACATATCAGTCGTTTTCTCGAAACAATGCAGAAATGGGCAAATCGCAAGATCGGTCAGCCTATGCCTT